AAATATATTATATTAAAAATAAAGAAATAATACAATCAAAAAGAAAAGAAATAATCAAATGTCCTTATTGTAATATTGATATTAGAAAAGGCAATTTAAATAGACATTCAAAAACTAATAAATGTATTAATTATCGTGAAAATATTAATAATTAAATTAAAATATATTATATAATTATAATGGGTTTTTTTGATAGTATAACATCAATCGGTGAAGGATTAAAAAGGGGATTAGGGAAAACAGTAAAGGGAATTAAGGCTGGTTCTGGAAAAATAATGAAGGGAATAAAAAATCAAGTATTAACAAAAGGTTTCGGCAAAGGGTTTATGAAGGGTTTGAAAAAAGTCGGAAGAGCATTACAACTACCAGCAAAGACAATTCAAGGTAATGATCCACTAGCAAAGAAAATGGGCGGTGCTGGATTTTTATCACCTATTAGTTTAGGCACTGATCTTGCACTCGCACCTATTTCAGGTGTGGGTTACCTAGAAGAACTAGCAGGTGATCGTAATTTACAAAAAAAACTAGCAAGTGGAGATCCTAATACTATTTTAGATACAGCATTTGCTGGTTTATCATTAGTGCCTGTCGGTCAAGCCTCAAAAGTCGGAAAAAAATTAGCCAGAGGTGCTAAGGGAGGAATTAAAAAAGCAGGAAGAGCATTAGGGTCTGCTATTAAAGGATTATTCTAATGTGTCGGATTTTTTTATAATATAATAATAAATATTTGTAAAAATCCGACAATTATTTTTTTTTATATTAATTAATTATATATGGTTGTTAAAAAAACTGATAAGAAACAAGATGAGGAAATATCTAATTTAAAAAAGAAATTAAAAGAATTATCTAAAAAATTTTTGAAAAAGAAAAAAAAAGAAACAAAAGATCCAAAAAAATTTAAAAAAATTAAAGAAAGATTACAAAAAAGACAAGAAAGTAATAATCCAAATGATTTAAAATCATTACTTACTATGTTAGGAACAAGTATTCAAAAAACAACAGGACAACCAATACAACAAGCCCTAAATCCTACACAATTAGGAACTACTGCTTCACGCATATTAAAAGGTGAATTAGAAAAAAATATAAAAGGTGATCCATTAAAAGATTATTCTAATTTAAAATCATCATTAATAAATGTTAAAGATAAATATAATAATAATACATTATCAGTTGAAGATATAAATAATTTATATGATAAAGCGAAAGATTTTAGTTCTTCAGTTCAACAAAATCTACCATCAAAAGAACAATTAATAACTATGTATGGGACTGGAAGACTTGCTTATGATTATTTTATGAGATTTATAAATAGAAATAGACCTTCAAATACTAACCCTGTTAATGTAAATCAACAACAACCTTCTAATGAACCAACACCAACTCCTCCTCCTCCTCCTCCACAATCGCCTCCAACTCCTTCACCAAGTTCAGCACCAACACAAACAAATCAAGAACAACCACAACAAGAACAACCACAACAAGAAAGACAAACATATACAGATTATTTAACAAATATGATGCCGTCTATGAATATGGGGATAGGTCTTGGAGCATTAGCAGGAGGAGGCATGATGTTAAGAAATAGATTAAGAGGAAGACGAATTAATAGAGATATTGAAGTCGCAAGGGACGAATTAGCCGTAAGGGGACTCGGACAAGCAGTAGGAAATGTCGGAAGAGAATTAGTAAGACGCAATTTAGAAAGTGCAGGTGATATTCAAGATAATATTAATAATTTAGAACAACAACAAGAAAGAACTGATATGTTTAGTAAAGCATTAAAAAGACAGAGAGAACAACAAAGAACTTCTGAAGTATCAAGAGATCGTCCACCTTTAAGAGAACAACAAGTAGAAAGAGAGGCTCGTATGGAATACGGTCAGGCAGATTTGGATGGATTAAGAGGAGCAAGAAGTGAAGGAGATCAATTCAGACAACCAAGACCACGAGTCGGAAAAAGAGAAACTGAGGCTATGAGGGAAGGTGAAGAATTTGTTGAAAGAGGAACAGTAGCAACTCCTATTGACCCAAGTAGATTGCAACCAAGAGAACCAGCAGAATTCAGAGTTCAATTAGAAGGAACTACAGAAAATTTAAGAAGAGCATTAGGCAGTGATTTACAAGAACAAGAAGATATACCAGCAGGAACTACCTTTCCAGATTTTGATATTGAAACTAATTAAATGTCGGATTTTTGTAAATATTTATTATAATATTATGAAAAAATCCGACAAAATAAAATATAATAATATAATAATATGAGTGATGTCGCAAGGATGAGATATATACAAAGACAACCAATAGAAATTATTTTAAAATCAAATAGAGGAACACAAATAGGAAATGTAGACGGTCATAAACGATTTGAATTAGAAAAAGAAATAGTAGCAAGAAAAGATGAAGATTTATTATTATATTTAAAAAAGGCATTTATACCATTTAGTTTTTATTGTATATCATCTAATCAAAATAATAATAGATTTCAATATACGGAACTACAAACAACAGGTGCGACTTCTGGTGTCACACTAACAATTGAAGATGGAAATTATAGTATAACAGAATTATTAACACTTATACAAACAAGAATGGATAGTTCGTCTGTCATCGCAGGGTTTAATTTTAAATATACATGTACTTATAATGTAAATACAAATAAAGTATCATTTTTAATTGCTTCAGGAACTAATCCAAATAAAACAACTTTAAATTTTAATACAGGCATTTTTTCAAGTGACTCAATAAGAAGAGTATTAGGTTTTTCTGACGCTGATGTAGATTTTACCACGAGTGCTATTGCTACAAGTGATTTATTAGTTGATGTTGCTGACGGTCTTGATAGTCTACATTTAAAATCTAATCTTGTCGGTGATAATATACAAAGCACTGTCGGTTCTATAAATGGCGGTGAATTATTAATTATACCTGTTGATTTATCTCCATTTAGTATATTATATTATTCTGAGGATGCTAATCCATTTAAACATAAATTAAGCGTTAATAGCATTAAACAAATTGAATTAAAATTTACTGATAATAATGATAATACAGTTGATTTTAATTCTATACCATATACTTTAATATTAGTTGCTGAATTTATATTTAATCCTGATAATCAAATTACAACTAAAAATAAAGGATTATTAAGTATTGAAGATAAAATCACGAATAATGAAATTAATAATAAACAACTTTTTAATATGCTTATGAATAAAAAAGAATAAAATTATTATATATTAATATATAGAGTAATGAAAATTATTGAAAAAGATAGCGGAATTGAACCCACTGGTGCAAAGTTTCATACGGCAGATAGACCTGATAATCTTAGTGCATTTTTAAATTATGTTAATCTAACATTAATAGTTGGTTTACCAGCAAGTGGAAAATCAAGTTTAATCAAAACTTTATTAAATGGAACAAAAGAAGATAATTTATATAATAATGTTTTTAATAGTGTTTATTATATTAGTCCAAGTGATACTATGGATTTAAATTTACCTGACGACAAAATAATTAATTTAGATAAAGATCCACTTGAAAATATTTTACAGAATATTATTGATGTAGAAGAAGGACAAGGTGAAGAAGACGACCCACACAGAGTATTAATAATCCTTGACGATGCTATAAATTATATCAACACAAACCGCAAGGCACTTTCAATTTTTAGAAAATTTGTGATGAATGGGCGTCATATTTTAGGCAGACATTCAAGTGTCGCTTTATGGATAGTATCTCAAAAAGTTAAAAGTATACCATTAACAATCAGATCACAAGCAAATCAAGTATTTTTCTTTGACTCAACAAAAGCAGAAAAAGAGATTGTTCGTGACGAATTTACCCCCCTTGATAGAAAAGAAGCAAATGAATTATATGAATATGTTTATGATGAACCACATAATTTTTTATTTATTAATTTACATATACCAAAAAATAAAAGAATGTTTAAAAAATTTAATCAACTTATTTTAAAAAACTTTAATTAAATCATATTATTTTATTTTATATATATATATAATACAAAATGTCTGAAAAATTAAATCAAATAAAAAAAGATAAAATAACAAATCAAGCACTACAACAAGGATTAAGAATAATTAAAAATAAAGTAAATATTACTGGTTCAATATCAGGATTAAATAAACAAAAATTAGTTGATAAATATGATAAATTAGGATACGAATATGTATCAGCCAAAAAGAAAATGAGAGTTAATCCAACAAAAACATCAGTATTAAAAAAATATCCAGCAGTTATTAATCTTAAATAATTTGTCGGAAATTTTATTTTTTTTATAATAATATTGTGAAAAAATCCGACACTTTAATATTTTTTTTGATAAAACTTTTTTTTAAAAAGTTTGAAAAATCTAATTATGTTAATAAATCTAAAAATAAAATATATATATATAATATATAAATATGGATTTAGAACAAGTTATTAAAAAGAGCAGACCTAATATAAATGAAAATACATTAAAGGCATATATAGGAAATATTAAAAAACTTAATATGTTAATAACGAAATCAAATGAAATTAAAAATTTAGATTTTTTAAAAGATGATGATAAAGTATTAGAAGTTTTAAATGATAAATTAACAACAACAAAAAAGAATTATTTAGTTGCTGTATTAGTTGTTTTAATGAGTAATCAGAATAAATTTGAAAAACAAATCACAAAATATCAAGATAGAATTAAAAAATTACAAAGTGATGTAAATGATAATTATGATGAAAATTCTAAAAGTGAAAAACAAGATAAAAACTGGGTTGATTATGAAGAAATATTAAAATTATTAAAAAAAGTTAAAGTAGATATTAAACCAATTTTATCAAAACCTCATAATGAACTTACACAAAAAGATAAAGACGCTATACAACAATATTTAGTTCTTTATTTATATTCAGGCAAAGCCTTCCCAATAACTAGGAATGACTTTGCTGATATGAAAATTGTGAGTGAGAATGCAGAAATGGAAAAAAATAAAAATTATTTTGTAATTAAAAAATCAGGAACACCATATTTTAAATTAAATGAATTTAAAACTGCTAAATATAAAGGAGATATTGAAATACCAATTAAAGATATGGAATTAAGAAGATTAATTAATAAATGGGCTAAAATTAATGGAACTGGTTTTTTATTAGTTAATGTTTCTAAAAATACACCTATGACTGCTAATGGAATAAGTAAATATTTACAAAAAATATTTAAAAAACATCTTGGAAAAAATATATCAACTTCTTTAATAAGATCTATTTATACAACGCACAAATATAAAGGAAACATGACACAGAAAGAAAAAAAACAACT